GCTAAAAGGTGTTTACGAAGTAAACGCTGGAGATGTTGCTATTATGATGGCATTATTGAAAGTGGCCAGGATGTCTTCCGGAAAGTTTAATGCAGATGACTATGTAGACGCTGCGGGATACATGGCGATTGCAGGAGAAATAAATTACGATGACGAAGACACTGTTTGAAGAAGAAACGATAGTTCACTCTAATTGGGCACCCCCGACAGAGTACCCGACATTAGATAGATATGAAGCTGTCGCTATAGATTTAGAAACATGTGATACCAACCTGATGGAAATGGGACCAGGTTGGCCTAGAAACGATGGCTATGTTATTGGCATAGCCATTTCTACTGGTGATTTTACTGCTTACTATCCTATAAAACATGTGGGAGGTGGTAATTTAGATTATGATAAAGTGGTTAATTATATCAAGAATGTTTGTGAAAACGAAAACATAGATAAAATATTTCATAATGCTCAGTATGACATCGGTTGGTTGAGCACTTTAGGAATAGAAGTTAAAGGAAATATAAGAGATACTATGGTTGCCGCTGCATTGATAGATGAAAATAGATATTCATACTCTTTGAATAGTATGGTTCATGAATACTTGGGTGAGTTTAAAGATGAGAAGAAATTGAAAGAAGCAGCTCAATCATTTGGTTTAGATCCAAAAAAAGAAATGTATAAGATGCCAGCCATATTTGTAGGAGAGTATGCTGAAGCAGATGCAAGATTAACTTATAAATTACATGAAAAATTAAAATGGGAAATAGCAAAAGATAATTTAACAACAATATATGACATTGAGTGTCAGTTAATAAAAGTTATTTATAACATGACAAAACGAGGTGTCAGGGTAGATATAGAAAGAGCACATAACCTTACAGAAAAATTTTCTAAAAAAGAGAAAAAACTTTTAAAAAGAATAAAAGATATTGTTGGTTTTGATGTGGAGATATGGGCAGCTGCCTCTATCGCAAAGGCTTTTGATGCAATTGATTTGCCTTACGATAAAACAGAAAAAACACAGGCTCCTTCTTTTACAAAAACATTTTTGAATGATCATCCTCATGAGGTGCCTAGACTTATACTCCAGGCTAGAGAACTAAATAAACTAAGAGGCACCTTTATACAAAGTATTTTTAAATACCACAAAGATGGTAGGATACATGCACATATCAATCAAATTAGATCCGATACTGGTGGCACTGTATCTGGTCGTTTTAGTTATAATCATCCTAACTTACAGCAAGTGCCTAGCAGAGGGCAATTTGCAAAAGATATACGAGGTTTATTTATACCAGAACATAATGAAATGTGGCTGAAAGCAGATTACTCGCAACAAGAGCCCAGGATATTAACTCATTGGGCTTGTTTGGTAGGTCAACCAGGTGCTCAAGAAGTTAAAGAAGCTTATCATAATTCTGATTTAGATTTTCACCAGCAGACAGCAGATATGGCTGGAGTAGAAAGAAGATTGGCTAAGACAATAGGTCTTGGAGTTATGTATGGTATGGGTTATAATAAGATGGCAAAAGAACTAGATATAGAACCAGCAGAAGCAAAAAATATGTTAGCAGACTTTAGAAACAAAGTGCCTTTTATGCAGGGTATGTTGGAGGCTGTTATGAATAGAGCTAGTAGTAAAGGTGTTATTAGAACACTCTTAGGTAGAAAATGTAGATTTGATTTATGGGAGCCTAAGCAGTGGGGTGTTCATAAGGCTTTACCAATCAATCAAGCTAAGGTAGAGTATGGAGATGCAATTAAAAGAGCAGGAACATATAAAGCTTTGAATAGATTAATTCAAGGATCTGCAGCTGATCAAACAAAAAAAGCTATGGTAGATGTTTATAAAGAGTTAAAGATAATACCATTAATTCAAGTTCATGATGAGTTAGATTGTTCTGTGGCTAGCGAAGAACAAGCAAAGAAAGTAAAAGATATTATGGAGAACAGCATAGAATTAGAAGTTCCTTCAAAAGTGGATATAGATTTAGGAGATAATTGGGGACAATGACAACAAAAAATAAATCATATAGAGAGCAAGGTAAATCAAAAGATGGAGATAGAAGAGAAGATGGTGTAAAGAAAAACTTTGCTATTAACACAGAGCAAATGAACTTTGAGAGAAGAAAAATTCTTGAAGAGATGAAAAGCACTGTAGATAGAAAAAAATTAAACAACATGGCAGCTGTTGCCGCTACTAAAGAACCAGAATATTTTGACGAAGAAGGCAATAAAAGAGAACCCACCATGCGTGTTTTATCATTAGGTGCAGGTGTTCAATCATCTTGTTTGGCTTTGATGGCACAAGAAGGAATGACGAAACATAAACCTGATTACATGATATTTGCTGACACTGGCTGGGAGCCCAAATTTGTATATGAACATGTTGAGTATTTAAGAAAAGCTGTAACTATCTGTCCTTTGATTACCGTGGAGCGCTCCAGTATTAGAGAAGATTTAATTAGAGCAGCTAATCCTGAACCAGGATCTAGAGAAGAAGAAAAAAGTTTCGCTGGGCGAGTTCCCAATCCTCCTTTATTCGCAAAAGGTCCAGCGGGAAGAGTGGGTATGCTGTATCGTCAGTGTACCCACGACTACAAAGTCATTCCCATACAGAAAAAAATAAGAGAATTGTTAGGTATTAAACCAAAACATAGAGTCAAAAAAGATATGATTGTGGAACAGTGGATAGGCATATCTACAGATGAAGCAATGAGAATGAAGAAAGCTAGATTACCTTGGCTTACATCAAGATGGCCTTTGATTGAAATGAGAATGTCTCGAATGGATTGTCTACAATGGTATCGTGATATTAAAAAACATCCAATGCCTGGTAAATCATCTTGTATTGGTTGCCCTTATCATCACAATGATCAATGGAAAAACATGCAAAAAAATTATCCAGAGGATTTTGAAGACGCTTGTGAAGTTGATGATAAGATAAGAAAAGGTTTAAAGAATTCAGAAGCAGAATTGTTTTTACATAAGTCAGCTAAACCTTTAAGAGAAATTAATTTTTTAGAACCCACTAAGTCACCTTCATTATTTGGTGAAACTTTTGATGAGGAATTTGCAGATGAGTGTGAGGGTCTGTGTGGAGTCTAATGGCAAAAGTAGGACTCGCTAAAAGAAAAGGAAGAAGAAAAATAGGATCAAAGAAAAGGAGAATAAGATCAGCAAGATGGAAAAAACGAAAGAAATAGTAGCTAAAATACCTATCCAGGACACAAGATTGTTTCACAAAAGATGGGATAATTATGAAAATTTAAATAATTTATTAATTACAGAAATAGAACAACAAATGAAGGATAACCCTAAAGGTATGATGGGTAGTAATCCTGGATGTTGGCGCAGTGGTTTTAAGTATAAGTGTGAAAATGAATTAATGAAAGCAATCGGATTTATGCTATCGACATGGTGTGATCATTATTTACCCAGAAAAAGAACAGATGCAGAAATACAATATTGGACAAATGTAAATGATTATGGAGGTGCTAACATGTTTCATACTCATTACATGGCAGATTGTGATGTCTCTGGCGTATATTATGTTCAAGGTAAAGATACAGGTGTGATTAGATTTGCAACTCATGAGCAGATGTATCGTATGATTAATCCTGGCATGCCTTACGCTAACATGATTGGTCACAGTCCGGCTGATGGAGACTTGTTAATGTTCCCCCCATACCTGTTACATGATGTGGTGCCCAATCCAAATAAACATAAAAAAAGAATTTCTATAGCTTTTAATGCAAAAGTTAAGATTGTAGACAATATTGTAGATTTCCCTAAAAATAAGGAAAAAAAGTAGCTCATATTTGACCGTGAGCGGGGTTTTAATATATGTCTAGTATGATTGTAACCGGGATAAAAACATAAAATGTCAGTGATTGAAGATAGATTACAGGAATATGTTGATGTGCTATCGCAGCTAGAAATGTTGGATAGATATACTTGGTTAATGGATTTTGGTAAAAGATCTCAAGGCATAAAAGAAGAGGAGCGTCTACCTGAGTTCGAGGTCCCAGGCTGCCAAAGTGCCACTTGGTTAATACCTGTGGTGCAGGACAAAAAGGTATATTTCAAAGCTGACTCAGTTGCTTTAATATCTAAAGGTATGGTATCTTTATTAGCAGATATTTTTAGTGACACTACGAGAGAGCAAATTAAAAGTTTTGATAGTGAATCTTTAGAAAAATTAGAACTAAGAACATTGTTGACTCCTGGTCGTAGAAACGGGACATACAATATGTTACTAAGAATAAAAAGAATGGGGGATCCTAATTGATTTTAAACAAGAGTAAAGGTAGACCAGAATTATATAGAGTTTATCATGTTTTTTATTATGTAAATGGTAAAAAATTCAAAAAGAATATTTATGATAAAAATGTAGATAATGCAGTTGAAAAATTTAAAAGAGATTACAATTACACACCCAAATTTGCTAGAGATCATTGGTATAAAGAAGTGTGGACAGATTACTCAAATGAAAATAGTGTGGAGGAATAATGTTTAAGTGGTTTTTAGTTGGATGGGTATGTTTAGGAGCAGGCCAGGATCAAAAATGTGTACGCATGGGATCAGAAATATTGTTTGATAGTTACGAAGAGTGTAATCAATATTATGATGTTACCGTAAATTCTATTGATGATTTAGAAGGTCATGTAGTTCTTAATTTTCACTGTGTTGAATCTGCTCTCATAGAAGATTTACCTCACAAAACTTAATTATTTCTGTTCTTTAAAATTATAAAAATAGTTTGTATCATCACCAGCAGTCCATTTACTTACTGACTCTACATTATATTCAATAGTTGATACTTTGAAGTCAGGTTGTTTTGGCTCTGATGGAGTCAAAGATTTATCATAAAACAATGTTCTGTTGTTTGGTTGAGCTGCGAAATGTCCGTTTTCTAATTCTAGTATATTAAATGATTTGTGTTCCTGTGGAACCTGCGAGTAGTTTATGTTTGGTAAATTATGATCTGCGTGACAACTATCAATTGTAAATAAATATTCTCCATGATACCAATTTTTTGAAGGGGCTAAATACTTAGCTCTTGGTGGAACTGTTATTTTTTCAATTACTGTTATGTGATAACTAAAAGCATCCCATAATTCTAATTCTTCTAATGGAAGATCATCTTTAACATCAGGGGAAGAAACAAAAGCACTGATAGGGAGCTTATCATAAAGAGCAGCATACTCCGGCAGATACGTTTCAAAGTAGAGCGCTCTGCCCTGGATTGACTTAACAGTAGCCCATCCATCTCC